GCCGATGATATATGGTAAATCTATAGCTACCTCCGTCCCTTCTTCTTCCTTTTTTTCGGATTTGTCCACTGGCGAAACCACCTGCTTGTTAGCAGGTGGCTCAGCCTGCTTGTCCTCGAAACCATGGATTCTCTTCTTTATCATCCGGGCTCCTTCTCAGCAGCATAGTTGCAGCCCCAGATCCATCTATCTTTATCGTCCCTCTCAATCGAGAACGGAGTCTTCATTGGTATTAATCTCTGAAAGAAAATGCCATCTATCATCATATTGCCGACTCTCTGAAGATCACGATAGATGACATTAGACTTTGATTTTGCAGAAGGAATCGATCTAGACCTAGTAGCTATCTGAAAAGTGGGCATCTCTGTGTTGACCCCAGGTTTGTCATGAACGAATGACGGAGAGAATCCACCAGATGTAGTAACTAGAACTACATCATCAGGAGTCTCTGGCAAAAGATCAATAAACATGTTCACGCCAAGAGTTCCATGACCAATCGCCTGAAGATAAGCCGCTATGTGTTCACAGATCATTTATAAACTGCTCCTGACCCAGTGTACGCAGTAGATCTATCAACTACCACAAGACCCTCGATCTTTTTGCCGATCTTACGTGCGATTCGCGGACCCATGGTGCGCGCAGCATTCTGCGCCGGTATAAGAAGAAAATGCCTCCTGCCACCGCGCGGGTGATTGAACTTTCCCTCATGCTGTACCTTGGCGTAATTACACATGTTGTTACCATAACCAAGCCATACAACAAGTCTATCGCCCTCAGTCTGCGGCAACATGACATGTCCAGTAGATTTCAGAAGACCAGACTTCACTGGAACATTCTTGGTTTCTTTCGATTCATTTATGATGCCGACGCCTTCCTCATAGAGTGCAGCGGCCAAAGACATCTTGCTCTCTGCATGGATTCTAGACATCGTCGCTCTAAACTTTGGAAATCCATGTAGAGATATTGTCCACTTAAATCCTTTCCCTGTGCTCCCCCAAATGGTCCTCATCGAGCCAGGATACGAACGAGTACCACCAACATCTACGCGTCGGCTTCTATCCGGCCTACTTCCAGCAGGATCTGCACTGGAGAACCTATTAGAAGACCATGTTCTGCCCATTAGGTTAGTATCTCCTCGTATCGATTTCCAGCTTCATCAGGATATGTATTTATCCTGATCATTATAGGAATTTCGCCATCAGGCAGAGTTATCCTGTCATTGGCATCTATGCCATGATAACCATCACAATAGATGGTAGTCTTACTGACAATCTCCTGACCATCAAGTTTCCTAGTGAAACGCTCTTTGTCAACAATGCGACATCTGATAGCAGTTGCGGTTCCAAATGCTGGCTGACCATGACTGTCGTAACCACTCAATGGTTGCCACTGAATGGTGTCAGTCATCATGCTGAGCCAAGGATTCGGCATATTACACCGCTGACTTTCCGATCAACGATCTAGCGTCAGGCGGCAGAGCGTCTGCCATCCTGCCTTGATCAAAGTATTCGATCTCAAGCTCTCCAACTCTACGACGCTTGACATCAATGCCGCCACGTTGGTCTTGTTTATACCATGCAACCACTGTCCTAATGCACGCCTCTTCATATGCCTGCGGCAAGTCACGACCGGCTTCACCAGGCATATAATAGCCAGCAACATACTGAACAGTAATGTCGAGTTCCTCAGTCCCAGGAATGACATAAGGCTCGATGCTCCATCCAACCCATGCAGATATCTGCCATCCAGCCTCACGATATAGCGTTCCAGTTATATTGTCCTGGATTACAAAATCAACAACAGGCGATGAATCAACAATCACTGATGTCACGGAAACGATCGGGGCATTCGATAGCGTCAGTATTGGACCATCATTGCCAGTTGTCGTTTCTGAGTATGTTTGCCTGGCAAAGTTCTTTCCAGAATACTCAACTAACGCCGAACTGGCCGATGCGATCAATCTGATGAGGATAGCGTCGTATTCACTGTCGCTATCGGATATTCCAAGCGCATCCTTCACGGCAGATAACGTCGTCATATTCAAGCTGGTTGCCGGTGTTACGACTGTAACTGCCATGTGTTACTCCAAAATGGGCGGGGAGGAATGACCTCCCCGCCATCAGGGTTATTCGACTGATGCAAGCCGCTCCTGAAGATCAATCGCGGCTTGTTTGCCCTTTACTCGATTTCCACCAACATCATACCATCCGCCTGCGAGTGGAATGATTTCAGTGGTCGATTTCTGCACTGACGCGACATGCGCCACTGCCACTGAGCCGATCAGCCTGTCAGCAACACTGGCAGGAAAACCAGCAATCTCGCCAGTGTTATATGGCGGATATTTGTTCACGAACTTGACTAGCTTGATCGGCTCATCCATGACTCACCTACCCTCACTCAGCGTCAGCAACCGGAGCATCGCCAGAGAAAAACACCACACCAGCCATCAACTGGCTAGTGTCAGTTCCACTCGCGCTCAGATTCTGGAACACGTTGAATCGGAAGTACCGCTTAATGCCTCGAAGATCGACTGCCCGCTTGTATGCGCCGATTGATCCAGTGCACACACCGGTCTTCACCACCAATCCAGTCGTCTCCGCGCCATCGTAGGCGTAGACGGTAGCGGTGGACATGTTGCTCGCCGTGTCGTGCTCGACCTTGCTCTTGATGGTCAGAGTCTCGGTCGAAGCGAGAGTTGTCTCCCAAGTGGCAACCAAGATGGCACTTGTGGGCCGGAACGGAAGAGCCAGAAGGTCAAACGTCTGACCGACGATGTAGGCATTATCGCCAGCACCGGCAGCGACTGCCGCAGTGTGCTGGCAGGCGCAGTCGGCATGAACAAATGCTCCTGCATGACTGAAATTCACGTGCATGTGACTATTCTCCTTTCTCTATCATCACGGAGCGCCAGGAGCCCAGGTAACTTCTGTGATGACAGTGATCGACTCCGCATGACGCACTGCCAGATCGTGGTGCGCCAGCACCTTCACGACCGTCTGATCGAGAGAGAATGCCGAGACGACATTAGAGCCGTCGTAGTACGCAGCGGTGTCGGAAGCCGAAACTTCCAGAGTATTCGCCTCACCGACAAGGACATCCGCCATGTCGAGAAGGTAAACCTCAGACTGAGTGCCGCTGATGTTGATGGGAATAACATTGCTCGACGCGTACGGCATTCCGAACAGACGTCCGGAATTCATCTCGGCTGCGAAAACGAGATTGCCATTGGTGTCACGAATGGTCTTCAAGCACATCTCGGTGCGAGGAGCCATGATCCACGCCGGATTGATCATGCGAACATTCGCGTTACGAAGCCGGAGCACCGCACTCGAAAGATCAGCAGTGATCTTCGCAAGCGTGGGAGTGCCCGTCATCGCAATCCGATTCGCAGCAAGCGCCTGATAGTACACGCCGGTCGGAGTGAACTGCGTGCCATCATCGCGGATGAACGCCTGATCCTCGCGCCACGCCATGGCCGCGACGACGTCATCGCGCACCAGCATGTCCGCATCGACAACGTCGAAACGGAGCAGGTCATTGGACATGGGAACGAGAGCTGCAAGCTTCTTCCACGACAGTTTGATCTGACCGGTTGTCAGACCAGTGACTGGCATGTTCTGGTTCTCACCAATGTACGACGCAGTCGCGCCACCGGTGATCTTCGGCATCGTCATACTGCCGGTCGGCATAGGAACGATGCGAGGACCGAGCGAACGGAAGATCGCACGCTCGCGAAGAAGTTCGATGATCTCAGCGGAGAACTGCGCAGGAACAAGCACGCCACCAACTGAGGCATCACTTGCAGCCAGCACCTTCTCCATCTCAAGATCGCCCCACTTATCACGGGCATACTTCGCTGCACCCTCCGGAGTCTTGCCAGCGGCAATCGCCCGAATGAATCGCCCGGCCTTGGCTCCCTTCTCTTCCTTGCGCGGATCGCGCGCAGGAATGTTGATAGAACGGATCGCACTGACCAGGTCATGCATGCCTGATTCCTTGCGCTCCTGCTCCCACTTCTTGATGAGGTCGCCAGTGACATCCTTCACGATGTCAGCGACCTGAACGGCTGTCATACCCATCTTCGATCTCCTTTCTTCATTCCGGCAGTTTGCCGGACAGGGCCGCCATGCTGTCCCCAATGGCCTTCCTGGCGATTTCGCGAACCTCTTCCTCGGTCACCTGGTCCTCGTCCAGCTTGGCCTTGAGAAGGTCCGACATTTCGCCATTCGACTTGACGAGGTCAGACACTGCGGACACCAACTTGTTGACTGACTCAGTGAGTTCCTTCAACTCCATGATGTCCTCCTCTTCTTGTTCATCATCACCGTTGTCCACCAGCTCCTTCTGCCCATGGCCAGCATCAATCCAGGTAGTGATATCGTACTGTTCGGTCGTTCTACTGTGAGAAGCGTGCCCGGAATCAGTTCCGAATTCACTGCTGTGGGAGACTCCATCGGAAGTATCGGCAGCAGGGACAACCGTACGGTTTCCACTGACATAACCGGCCTGCTTCCAAGCATTCTCCACGATATGACGTGGCAACCACAAAAGGATCTTACTATTGTCTGGATCATTGTCTAGGATCTGCGTCGCCCACTCGCGTAGCGGACGCAGATCGATGCCCGCCGCGCTGGCCTCTACCAATGCCTGCGGATTGGCAGGCACCGGCACGAAGCTATGTTCATACAACTCAGTCTCCAGAAGATTGAAACCCCTCCTTTCTTCATCAACCTCATACTTGAGAACCCTGAAACCTACACTGGCCGCATTGATGAAGCCAGCAGACACCATTCGATAGATCATGTGTCCGAATTCATTCACATCCTTCGGAGTGAATCTATCAAGTGCGATCAGCCGCTTTTTGCCGTCAAGGGCAACATTCAGCGCTCTACCGATCGGAGGTGATCCATGGTTGTGAGCCCACAACACTACAGGATTCTCCTTGTACGCACTGAGATCCCAACCATCCTGATAAATGATATCTTTGTCTCTGTCAATGTCCTCTGAAGAGATGACAACATTGATATCATTCATGCCAGTCAGAGCATCAAGTTGCCCCTTGACGATTGGAGCTGTGCTGAATTTTACAAGACCGACATCATTCTCTCCAGACTTGACTGCTTCAACCCACCGATCTCTGGGAAGAAGTCTAATGCCGTTTTTCATTTTTGTCTCCTCTCTACCCATTGTAGCAGAGCGTTGGCACAACAACAATGCCATGCTCGCTATGCAGTAATAACAAGTTTCTCACCGCACCTACACCTTACATGAATGTCGTTTGGAGTATATGCTCCATTAGAATATGGCTGTCCGATCTTGGCTCTGGACCCGGCCATAGGAATACACTCTCCGCACGCACCAACATTGACGATCCACTCGCGTTCAGCCTTGTGTGGATTGATGTATCCAAGTCTTACTGCCTCTTCCCAGATCAACTCCTGGCCGCGATTGCCAGCTTCAATCAATTCATTGACTGCAATCGTTTCAGCGCGTCGCTTGATCTTGCCATCTATCCATTCATTCATCTTATCTACAGCATCACCGAAGCTAACGCCGTTGGCAAGCAATTCTTCATACATCTTAACTGCTCGCTTCGCATCAGCTTCGGTAAGTCCGATCAATGAACGGATCTCTTCAGCAATTTCCTTGGCAGTGCGACCACTTGCATACGAATCGATCAAAGCAGACCTGATGCCTTGAATGGTTTCATCACTGACATTAGTTACCATGCCAGCACCAAACAGCCTGAGTTCCTCTAAGGCAGCATCACTGCCAAGAGTTAATACCTCAGTGCCGAGAGCTTCAGCCAACTGCTCTGCAGCCATCTTGCTGATAACCAATAGCGCTTGCCTCATGGTCTGCTTTGCCGACTCTAGGGCACCACTAACCTCAAGTCGATCGATGTACACTAGCGCAGCAGCTATGTAGCCAAGTTCAAGTGCCGCTATGATGGCGACGTAATCAAGCTCTCCAGACAATTGATGGAATGCCTCAGTTAGATCCTCAATCATCTGTGGAGCAAGCTGCACTGCAGCATGAGTAGTGTCTATCCCGCCGATCTGTTTCCTCGCGCGCGCGTTTTTAAAAGAAGCCACGTCACTTTGTGGCATGGAACGTTCTTCGTCAACTACGTCATCGTCCTCTTCTTCATCAATTACGTCATCGTCCTTTGGCTCTGGATCGGGCTCCTGACCCGGTGTAAGAAGAGCAGCTTGTGGGTTATAGCTTCCAATAGCAAGATCAGCAGGTGATACGGCAACATGCTGCAGCATAAATACATGCCTGTCGCCATATGCTACTCTATCAACACCCATCTTGTCTCGCCATTCATTCATGGTCAATGCCCAATATGCAGTCTGAGCTGCATTTAACTGCTCTGCTTTGTCGTCCTCAACAGGAGACTCATAGCCAAGGATTAGCCTAGTATCGTACCACGGCAGCAAGTGCATTTGTATGTACGATCTAAAGTTATCAAGCTCTGGTACGATAACATGCTTTGAGAAGAGGTAATCAGCAGCATCGATCGTGGCACGGTTTGAGTTCTCAATGATTCCAAAGATCTCTGGAGGAACTCCACGAACGTGAATAATGAGATCTCTCTCCCATTTTCTCAGATCGATCATTTGCATGTCGCTGAATTTGTGGGATAGGTCCTTGACTTCAACCGCAGCTTTGAGGAAGAATGGTCGATGTGCCCGTAGATATCCCTGCAGCTTTTGCGTCCACTTCGCTTCAAGCACATCAGTGTCAGTTCTATTGAGATCTCTGCCATAGATCAGCAGATCAGGACGCGCGCTGTTGT